CTTTAGTATCGCTTATATTTTCTTCAGTTTGTTTGGTTATATTCTTATCTTCATCACCAATTAGTGTTGAACTATCGACTGATGTAAATATAGTATTTTCAACATTTTTTAAACTTAGCGAGTTTAATAGAGTATCAATTGGATTTTTTACAAGGGAGGCATTTGTGTCATTATTTTTTTGTATTGGAATATCAATAGTAGAATTAATATTTTTATTAAGATTTTGATAAATGCCAATGACCTTCTTTTTATTTAAATAATATGGTCCATCTCCTTTTAATAAATCGCTCTTATTTAGTGTTCTAAAATAGTTAAATAAAACTGGTGTAATAAATAGTAATGTTATTAAAAATAATAAAATAAAAAGTAATAAATAAATTGAGCTTGGCGTTAATTTTACATCTTTATTAAATTCATCTACAACAATAACTAAAGCACAAGGTATAAAAAAGATTACCTTTTTAATAATACAAATGTAGTTATAAATAAGAAATGATGTATCATCATTTATACATTCATCTGAATTAGAGGATGATGATTTTATTGAAAACAATGCTGCAATAATAGCCAATACAACCACTACAATTGTTACTCCTAATACTGATTGTGTAATACTAAATGAATTACTATTTTTTTGTGCATATAGTACATAATTTATTATTAATAATATACTAACTAGTGTTATAAATAATAGTACACTATACATGAATAATAGTCTTAATGGTTTTACATACGTATTTTTGATTTTTTCACTATTTATAGTATATACTTCTTGATAATAACTTGAATCATTTAAAAATTTGTTATTTTTTTCATCTCCACTATTAATGTTTAATCTCTCATCTTTATTTATAATTGAATTATTATTATTTCTAAATACTAAAAATAAAAAATAGAGTATTACAACACTAATTAATAATAATATTCCAAGAATTTCATATTGTGTATTTTTTACACCAAATAAATTATAATAATCATTTAAAAAATATACAAGTCCAAATAGTAATAGCGCTAATGTTATATTAATGTATTTATAATATTTGTATTCATATGACGCTTCATTAGATTTTTTAAATTTTATTCCATTTATTATTACATCTAAAAAAATATTTGCAGAATTTTTAAGAAATGCTACAATACTATCTGAAATATTGCTAACGGCTTTATAACCATCTATTAATTGCTTTTTTACTTCTACCATTATTAAATAATATTAATAATATAAATTATGAACTTTGTTTAAATTAACATTACGAAGTTAGTTAAAATTAACATTACGAAGTTAGTTAAAATTAACATTACGAAGTTAGTTAAAATTAACATTACGAAGTTAAGCAACAACTATTATTATAATTATTATAATAATTATAAGTTTTCAAATGCAGTTTTTTTGCCATGACAATCTCTACATAATGCTACTAAATTAGTAATAGAATTAGAACCACCATATTCAAGTTTAATAACATGATCCACTTCAAACCAAGCAGGTAATTGCTTTTGACAGTCTTTACAATGCCAATTTTGTGATGCAGCTACATATTTCTTTTTTGTTTCGCTCACACTTCGTTTTGTTGAAGTATTTCCAGATTGTAATATCTTTTGTTGCTGTTTTGTCATATTATTATAATTTGTGTTTATTGATTTATTTAAATTATGTGTTTCTCTCATATTTGTACCCGCACTTAAATTATAATTATTATTTAACTCATTTGTTATTGACTTTGATGTAAAATCTATAATGGGAGTTATAATGCTTGCTGTATTTCTATCTATTGGTAAATACTTAATGTAGCCATTTGTATTATGCACAAAATCTTTATAATTTGATGGGTTCTTCTTTATAAATAAATATATGCATAGTCCAACAAAAGCAATTAATCCCATTTTATAATATTTTTCATAATTTTTTAGTTTACTTATTAATTTACCTTCAAAATATGTATTTAATAATACAAAACCCGTTATAGTAAATATAAGCAATTCTAATTTCATAGTTAAATTTAATAATTATATTAAATAATTATATTAAATAATTATATTAAATAATTATATTAAACAATTTAAACAATTATATTAAACAATTTAAACAATTTAAACAATTATATTAAACAATTTAAACAATTATATTAAATAATTATATTAAATAATTATATTAAATAATTATATTAAACAATTTAAACAATTATATTAAACAATTTAAACAATTATATTAAACAATTTAAACAATTATATTAAACAATTTAAACAATTATATTAAACAATTGTATTAAATAATTATATTAAACAATTATTTAAAATATATTAAACGTTAACACTTATTCCTATTATTATTAACACTAATACTATTAGTAAACTTCCAAAAATGTATTTTTGTTTAGAGTTCTTTTCTTCATACTTTTTCAATTCTTTCAATTTATAGTTTTCATAATATTTATTCATTGCATCATAATATGTTATTTCGGGTTTTCCTAAATAAATATTTATTTTATTATGTATAAAATGCACCCATTTTATAAAGGATTCACGCGAATCTAAATATGGGGTCACAGGATATGCATCTAAAAATTTACTAAATACATTACCAATATCACTAATTGGTAAAAATAATGGTAAATTTGTTATAAAGTCATAATATTTTTTTTTTGTTGAATCGTTGCTATTATTGGGATAACTTAATGCAATTGTATATAACACAAACCAGTAATGCGGTCCCCATATTGTTGGATTCAATACATTATTATTTGACATATTATTATTTGACATAACTTATAAATAATATCAATAAAACTAATGCGTGGTTTTACCATAAAAACTATGCATTAATTCATATATTAATTTAAATGTGTATTTAAAATAAATATAAAACAATAACATGTAAATACATTAGACCAGTATTTACTCTAATTATGAATATTAAGAAGCAAGTATTTTGCAATAACTGTGGTAAGTTAGGACATTTATTTCATAATTGTCGAGTCCCCATAACAAGTATTGGAATTATTCCATTGCGAATTGTTAAAAAGTTTAATGCTAATTTAAAACAGCTTGAAAATGTTATTGAACTTCTAATCATAAAACGCAAAGATAGTCTGGCTTTTATAGACTTTATGAGAGGCAAATATATTATGGAAGACAAGAATTACATTTTAAACTTATTAAATAATATGAGCATAAGCGAAAGACAATTTTTATTGGAAAACGAGTTTGATACTATTTGGAGTTATTTATGGAATTATAATACAAATAACTTATACAGGAATGAAGAAAAGTTGTCAAAAATAAAATTTAATAAATTAAAACGTGGTTTTATAAGTATTTTAGAAAGCTATAATTTACAAGACTTGATTGATTTATGTGATAAAAAGTATATTGAACCGGAATGGGGATTTCCAAAAGGGCGTCGTAATTATCATGAAAAAGATATTGTGTGTGGATTGCGTGAATTTGAAGAAGAAACAGGATACAAAAAAAGCGATATTGAAATTATTAATAATATTGTACCATATGAAGAAATTTTTACTGGGTCAAATTATAAATCTTATAAACATAAATATTTTGTTGGCATCATCGATAGTAATATTAGTCCTATAAATGATTTTCAAATTTATGAAATAAGCGAAATCAAATGGGTAGCTATTGATGATGTATATAGTTATATTAGAGACTATAATTATGAAAAGACAAATATAATAAATGATTTAAATAAATTATTAAAAACATATAGACTATATATATAATGGCTGAAACTTCACCACAATTAAATACAGATAGTCAACAAATAGAGGAACCGGATGAAAATAAGAGAGAAGTAGAAGATAGTGAAGAAGTTGAAAAACCCGAAGAAGTTCAAGAAGGTGAAGACGTGCAAGAAGCAGTTGAAGAACCAGAAGAGGAACATGAAGAGGAACGTGAAGAGGAACGTGAAGAGGAGCGTGAAGAAAAAGTTGAAGAGGAACGTGAAGAACCTGAACTAATTGAAGAACTTGAAGAACCTGAAGAAAAAGTTGAAGAAGAAGTTGAAGAACTTGAAGAGGAACCAGAAGTAGTTGAAGAGGAACCTGAAGTAGTTGAAGAACTTGAAGAGGAACGTGAACTAGAACCAGTAAACAAAGGTGAAGGCAAAGACGATGAAGACGAAGATGAAGACGAAGACGAAGATGAAGATGAAGATGACGACGAAGATGACGACGAAGATGACGACGAAGATGAAGATGACGAAGACGAAGACGATGAAGATGACAAAGATGAAGATGCTATAAATTATAGCAATCCTCCGATCAATAAAATTAATAATTTAAAATTGGCACAAATGTTTAAAGAAAATATGAATAAATTGACATTAGACAAAAGTGATTTGGTAGATCTAGAAAAAAATGTTAAAACAAAAACAGACACTAAACATTTTTTAAATGCACTTGAATTATTAAATATGAAAGAGTTAAATAACTCTTTTGACGAAAATTATAAATATTTGTATCCACATTTAGATGATGAATTTTTTAATATTAAAATAGCAAATAAAGTAGAATTTGCAGAAAATAAGTTACAAGTAAATTTGGATTCTGACTTTGAAAAAATGAGTAATGAAATATGCGATAAAGATTTTGAGTTAGCACCATATCAAAAATTTATTAAGAATTTTCTATCAATTAATACACCTTTTAATGGCTTGTTACTTTATCATGGATTAGGTACAGGTAAAACGTGTTCCGCAATAGGAGTTGCGGAAGAGACACGAAAATATTTAAAGTATATGGGTTACAACGAACGTATTATAATTGTGGCTTCACCAAACGTGCAAGAAAATTTCTATTTACAATTATTTGATGAGAGAAAATTAGAATTTAAAAATAATAGTTGGACAATTAATAATTGTGCAGGTCAGGGTATATTAGACGAGATTAATAGCACACATAAAGATTTAACTCGAGAAAAACTAGTAAAAATTGTAACAAATATGATAAATAATTATTATTTATTTATTGGCTATACACAATTTGCCAATCTTATAATAAAAAAATCTAATAGTTCAAATACTTTAAATAGTTCAGAAATAATAAATAAAAAGAAAGTTTCAGAACGATTACAAAAGTTTTTTGACAATAGATTAATAATTATTGATGAGTTTCACAATATAAGACAATCAAAGGATAATACTAATAAATTGGTTTCAAATGAATTATTAAAGCTGGTTAAAAATGTCAATAATTTAAAATTATTGTTTTTGTCAGCCACACCAATGTTTAATGATTACAAAGAAATCATTTTTTTAATTAATATACTAAATATGAATGATAAACGAAGTATTGTGGATATTAAAGATGTATTTAATAGCGATGGCTCTTTTTTGGTAAATAGTAATGGTGAAGAAGTAGGATTAGAATTATTTAAACGCAAAATTAATGGTTATGTTAGTTATGTAAAAGGCGACAATCCATTTAGTTTTCCTTTTAGAATTTTACCAAAAGATTTTTCACCATCAAACAGTATATTAAATAAAACTTATCCACAGTTTAAAATAAATTCTAATCAATTAACAGAGTCAATTGAGCTATTTGATATATATATAAATAACAATATATCTCCATACCAAGAGTTTGTATATAATATTATTTTGAAAAATAATATGTCTAAATTTGATGAAGTCAAAGTTGATGCCATGGACTCTTTTGGTTATACATTATTGCAAAAACCGTTAGAAGCATTAAATATTGTATTTCCAAATAGCAAATTAGAAACTTATTTTGAAGAAAAGCTAAGTTATTACGAAAATAATATTACACAACTATTGGAAAATATTGACATGGAAGAAATAAATAATTTACTATCTATTAAAGAGGTTATTGGAAAGGCTGGTATTAATAACATTATGACCTACCAAGAAACATATGCTCCCAAGTCAAGACACAATTATGCATATAAAAGTAGCACTAGTCCTAATATTTTTGATAGTAATAACATTGGAAAATATAGTTTTAAAATTAAATCAATACTAGACTCTATTAACATGAGTAAAGGTCCTATTATTGTGTATTCACAATTTATTGATGCCGGATTAATACCAATTGCTCTAGCATTAGAGTGTATTGGGTTTACTAGATATGGAACAAATAGGTCATTATTTTCAACACCGCAAAGTGAAGAATTAGATATAGCTAGTTATAAGAAGAAGTCTGAATTAATGGCGGGATCAAAATTTAATGGAGCCAAATATATTATTATTAGTGGCAATGACAACTTATCTCCTGATGTTGCTAGCGATTTAAAAGCAGCAACCGATATAAATAACATTGATGGTAAAAATGTTAAAGTTATTCTTCTTTCTGCTGCAGGAAGCGAAGGTATTGACTTAAAATATATTAGACAAGTTCATATTTTAGAACCATGGTTTAATATTAATAGAATAGAGCAAATAATCGGTCGTGCTATAAGAACATGTAGTCATAAAAGTATGCCTCTTAATGAAAGGAATGTACAAATATTTATGCATGGGACATTATTAAATAATAATGTTGAGTCGGTGGATTTATTAATTTATAGAAAAGCAGAAGCAAAAGCAAAAATAATAGGTGTCATAAGTAGAATTTTGAAAGAACATAGTATTGATTGCATGTTAAATTACGAGCAACAAAAATTTGATGAAAAGCTACTTAATAAACAATTACAAATAACGCTTTCAAATAACAATTCAATAGTTTATAATGTTGGTGATAAGTCATATAGTCCATTATGTGATTATATGGCTGAATGTAGTTATAAATGTAAGCCTGAAATGGAAGAATATAACAAAAAAATGGGCTTAACTCAAGATATTAAACCAAATAATTATTCTTATAATGAATCGTTTTTGACAACAAATAACGAAGCAATAATAAAGCTCATTCGAGATTTATTTAAAGAAAAATATTTTTACACCAAAGACCAGATTATTCGTTATTTAAGTGGTTTTAATAATTATTCATCAAATCATATTAATAATGCTTTAGACCAATTAATTAATAATGAAAATATTTATATAACAGACAAATATAACACATTAGGAAAATTAATAAATATTGAAAATATTTACTTTTTTCAACCAAAAGCTTTAAATAATGATGCTACTATTTTTGAAAGAACTAATCCAATACAAAATAAGCCCGATGGTATAAAATTTGCTCTTCCAGAAACGTTTGATGTTTTTGATGATAAAATACAACAAACTAAATCAAATAAACAAGATAATATTAAAGATGGCGAAAAAGGCGACATAAAAGGCGACATAAAAGGCGACATAAAAAGCGAGATAAAAGGCGATAAAAATAGTGACGATAAAACTCGTTCACAAACAAAAATTAATTTTACTATGTTTGATAGTGATTTTTTGACAATTGAAAATATTGACTATGTAAAGTCAATTATTATTGAACTTGAAATTAATTATAATCATATTACTAATATGTCAGATAAAGAAGTATTAGATAAAGAAGTATTAAATAAAAAATATACGCTTGATGACAATAAATATATACAATATAGTGGGGTTATTACTTTATTAAAAGATGAGCAAATTTTAACTTCAGATGTTATAAAAAATTTGGCAATTAATATTTTGTTAGATGATTTAGATTTTGACAAAACAATTTTATTAGTTAATTATTTGTTAAACAATGGGTATAATTTGAAAGGGTTAACTAATTTTGAAAAAGATCTATTAATTTATTACAATGCAAATTTTATAACAAGTAATAATGGTAAATTAGTAGCATTATTTATACCAAAAGAAAGCGAGTTTGAAGATTATACATTGTATATAATAACAAAAAGCAAAGTACAACACATTAGTGGGTCAAACACATTACTTAGACAAGGCGAAACAGAAGACTATAATGATTTTGCTCAAACAATTAATAAAGCAAAAGTAGAAGAATCAAAAATGGCAAAATTACTTGGATTTTTAGTATTGTCTGAAAAAAACAAAAAAGAATTTATTACGTATTTTAAAATAAAAACTGCATCAAATAAAGGGGCAAGATGTAATCAAGCAGGAAAAGCACATAGTGAGAAAATATTTGTTAGTATCGGTGTTTCTAAGAGTATTATTGGAAAATTAAAACAATATAGACAAACTGTATTCTGTAATGCTCTTGAAATATATTTTAGATATTATGACTTAATAAAAAAAGATGATAAACGCTGGTTTTTTAACTTATCTCAATCATTGATAAATGACTTTAGTTAATTTGTTTTGCGTTTTCTATTAAAATATATAATTGAATTAATATTAAATATAAAAATCTTATTATATACCAAGATGTCTAAATCAGTAAATAAAAAATATTCATTAAAACAAATAAAAGACAAGTCTTTAATTGGCAAAAATTCTACTGAAAATTTACATATATATATTACTTCATTGTTAACGCAAAAAATTGTATTAAATTACAATGAAGTAAACTCGGAATTATTCAATACTTTGGAAACTAAATTAAAACAATATAATGAAGGAAAATGTATTAAAGATGGTTATGTTAAAAATAATAGTGTAAAATTGTTAACATATTCTGGTGGTGAATTATTTTCAAATAAATTAGTATTTGAATGTGTTTATGAGTGTTTAATTACAAATCCAGTAGAATCTATGATGTTAAATTGTATTGCGCGGTCTATTACGAAAGTTGGAGTGCGTGCAGAATTGTTAACTGATGATAATAATAGTCCATATATTATTTTTATAGCACGCGATCATCATTATAATAATGAAATATTTTCACAAATTAAAGAAAATGATATGTTACAAGTTAGAGTATTGGGACAACGCTATGAACTAAATGATAAATTTATTAGTGTAATTGCTGAACTTATTAATATTAATAACTATGGCACATTGAAAAAGGAGTTAGAAGGCGATTATGGGTTAGAAGTGGAAGACAATTTAGATAGTACTATAGAACAAACAGTCGGTGGTGAAAAAATTAAATTAAAAATTAAAAGAACTGGTCAAAGAGTAAAAAAAAATATGGCTTAAGTTTTAAACTTTATTATTAATAACTAAATAATCTGGTATACTTGACTTAAAAAATGTTCGTATTATTAAAAATCTACCTATTATATTTGCTATCCAACACCATAAAGATCCCCATGTATTAGTTTTATAATAAGTATAATAAATAGCAAGAAAAACTATTACATGCATAGCAAATAGAAAATATTTTTTTACATATAATAATATTACTAAAAGAAATAGTAACCATATAAAAGCATACAGAGGCGGTACAATAAGCCAATTCCAAGCCAAATGGCCGTTTGGTGCTTTTGTCATTGAAAAATTAACATTTAGCAAAATACCAGAAAAGAAAAAAAACATAACATATAACGTTATTAATGATGCTTTTATATTAAATTTAACATTATTTGGTATTAATATAAATAAGATTGGTTGTAGTGCTATCAAAAATAATCCTAATTGTGACAGCAATCTATTTATTTTTTTATTGTCCAAATATTTCCAAGTAAAATATTCTACTAACTGCATTGATATGAATGAATAGAAAAATAAATACTCATAACTATTGATTACATTATTGAAATAAGCGAAATTTATTCCAAAAAACTAAATAAAAAAGTATTTAATGATACTGTTTCGTTCCAACACATATATATATTTTATATATAAAAATTATATACCCATTTTAAATACTATTTAAAGCTATTTAGCATTAATATTATAATAAATGGCTTCAATTGAAGAAAATAATATTCATCCCAATGATCTAGACAAATTGTGTAAAAATATTGAGCCACTTGATAAAATACATCATATTGAAATAGCAAAAATATTAAAATCTAGTTCTATTTACTTAAATGAAAATAACAATGGAATTTTTGTAAATCTTAATAAAATATCAATGGCTACGTATAATGAAATACAAGACTATATTAACTTTGTTAAAAAACAAGAAAATGATATTAATAAAGATGAAAAATTGAAAAAGGATTTGGAAACAATTTATTTTAAAGATAATAAAGATATTATTAGTAATAATATAACCAATGTTATGCACTAAACAGTTATTATGTGTTCCTGTCAAATTAGATGAAATAACGCTCTATATGTTACATGACACATTAAAAACAAATACAAGCATTAGAGATACTACAAACAACGAAGAGAATTCTAAGAATTCTAATTTAAAGAATTCTAATTATAATAAAAAGTATCAAATGTCAATAATTCCTAATATTCCAATGAGTAAAGTACAAGTAAATTATACAAAAAAATATAGTAAATATAATGAACCATTTAAAATTAGTAATCATAAAAATTTTCAAGATAAATTATTTTGGATATTTTACAAAATAATTAATAATCTATACGATAGTGATTTGGAAACTATAAATTCATTTAAAGTTATGAAAGAGTTTAAATTTAGCGTGGTTGAAAAACTTAGAAGCCAAAAGAATAGTTTGAAAAACTATAAAATATCAAAAACATTTGTAGAAGAAGATTTAACTAATAATGAAAAAATCAGCTTTAAGACTTTTCGTGCGCTATGTATATTATATTTAATTAATGTAATAATTTTAAGAACCAATAATACATATTCTGTATTATGTAGTAATAATGATGAAAAAATTTATAATTTACAAAATTATAAAATATTAAAAATATCAAATGAAAAAATGAGCACACATTTTAATAATTTTGATGTTGAGTTAGTAAATACTAGTCTCAGCGAAGAAGAATTGCAACAATGTTTAATTAGTTATTTTCATATTGAAAATATTGAAAAACCATTAAAAGCATTTTCAAGCTATAAACTTGATGATTTAATAAAGATAGCTGAACAGTTAGCAATTACTATTTATGATGAACATGGAAAGAAGAAAAAAAAGCAAGATTTATATGAAGTAATATTACAGAAATTGGCTTAAACATTATTCAATATCAACATGTGTAATCATATGTCTGCGACAACAACACTTTTTTAAATTGAGCATATCAAGAACTTCGCCTTCTGGTGTTTTATCCATAAAATTTTTTGTTAAATATACTACTTTATCAAGTTCAAGTGATTTATCAATTTTTCGTTTTTGAACTTCACGTTGATAATATCTATATTTATTACCCAATACTTTACCACAAGTAAAACATTTTACAGGAATAAGCATATTGAACTACTATATTTATAACTAATATAATAGTTTTATATTTCAATTTTATAAAATTTAATAAATATTTTGACTATTTAATAAATATTTTGACTATTTAATAAATATTTTGACTATTTAATAAATATTTTGACTATTTAATAAATATTTTGACTATTTAATAAATATTTTGACTATTTAATAAGATTGTTCTACATTTGAATGCCCTTCATATATAGCAAATCTAGTTAATTTTGCTATTTCTTGATCGTCCATACTAATTTTTGTTTTTATTGTATCATTTTCGTTCATATTAATTTTAAAATAGTTTAATACTATTATGCTTACTAATACTGCTACTATAATAAATACTATTGTTTGTATCATTGTTAGTAATTTACTTGCCATTCTATATAATAAAACTATAAAATAAAACTATAAAATAAAATTGAATAGTATTATATATTATAATATCACGTATATTAGTTATATTATTAAAATGTCGGTTGTACACCAAGATTGGTCTGCTGTTAAGTTTACAAGTGCTATACAAACTAATAATCCTAAAAAAGTAACTTTTAATAAAGCTCATACTCCAGAAGTAGTAGTTAATGATGCTCCTAAACAGCTTGGACAATTAATTGCACAAGCAAGATTAACACAATGCAAAAATCAAAAACAATTTGCAACAACTATTGGAGTGTCGCAACTAATGTTAGCACGATGGGAAGCAAATAAAGAGGCACCTAATAATGCGCAAATTGCATGTATTGAAAAGCTTACCAAGGTTAAACTTCCTAGATGTAAAAAATCTGTTATAACTGAGTAAATAATTTTATGATTTCATGCTTTTATGCTGCATGCGTTTATGCTTCCTACTTTTATGCTTCCTACTTTTATGCTGCATGCGTTTATGCTTCATACTTTTATGCTTCCTACTTTTATGCTTCCTACTTTTATGCTTCCTACTTTTATGCTTCCTACTTTTATGCTTCCTACTTTTATGCTTCCTACTTTTATGCTTCCTACTTTTATGCTTCATGCTTTTATATTTTTTTTGCTTTTATAGTTTTTTTCTTTTTATAGTTTTTTTCTTTTTATAGTTTTTTTCTTTTTATAGTTTTTACGCTTACTAACTTTCTTATTAATAGATCTAATTTTATATAATGTTCTTTTGTAGCTACCTCCATGCTTAGTACTACTACTAGTACTACTACTAGAAGTTGTTGGGATATACAATGGTGTCAAACCTATTGATCCCGAACCACTTAACGTTTCTTGGTGAACTATTCTGAAATAATCATCTACTTGACTTTTCTTAATTTTAGGTATATCCGGTATAAAACCAGATAACTGTAATGTTTCTAAGTGTTTATACATTTCTCCAATTATAACTCTATAGTTTCGGTAATTAATATCCGAAGTTAAAACAATTTCAACGTTATCTGGTAAGCTTGAATATTGTATACACTTGTCCTTTACAAAAAAATCTATTGCATATGTTAAACAATCTTGTAAAAATAACCGCCAAGCAGATTCTTTAAACCTAGTTGTAGTAAAAAAGTTTTCTTTTTTAATAATAAATGTTTTATTACCTAATTTTGATTTAATTAGCAATACTTTCTTTAAAATGGGATAGTCTAAAATAGGATAGTCTGTAATTGGTTTACTAAATTCACTTATACTTTTTACTATATTTGAACTCTCTTTTAGTTTAGTTTTTAGATCAAAATTTTTGCGCTCTTTAAAAACTTTTATTTTTGGTGATTCTGGATTTGATTCTGGATTTGATTCTGGATTTGATTCTAAAGTAAATCTTGTTTCACTAAGTAATAGATCTAAATTTTTCTTCTCTAAGCATG